ACGAGTACGACGTCGTGTCCGTCGGGTACGACCCGTACAACGCCAAGGACTTCATCAAGCGCTGGGAGACCGAGAACGGCCCCTACGGGATCGAGAAGGTCATCCAGGGCGCCAGGACGGAGTCCGTTCCCCTCGGGGAGATCAAGATCCTCGCCACGGACCGCCGGCTCCTGTTCGACCAGGACCTGTTCGGCTGGGCGATGGGGAACTGCATCACCCTCGAGGACACCAACGGCAACCGGAAGCTGTACAAGAAGCGCCGGGACCAGAAGATCGACGCCGTGGCGGCCCTCATGGACGCCTACGTGGCGTACAAGAACCACCGCGAGCTGTTCGAGTGAAGGAGGCCCATGGCCATCACTGACCGCATACGGCGGGCCTGGTCCGCCTTCAAGCTCGAGGGCAGGGTGCCCGACGACGTCGGCGCCGTGTCCACGGGTCAGTCCAGGAGCATGCTCCCGTCGTTCATGTCCAAGGACTCGATCGTCGCGAAGCTGTACAACCAGATCGCACTCGACGTCGCGAGCGTGTCGTTCAAGCACGTCCGCGTCAACGAGTCCGGGGCGTACGCCGCCAACAAGTCCTCGCGCCTCGGGGAGAGGCTTTCGCTGTACGCGAACATCGACCAGACCTGGGACCGCCTCGTGCAGGAGCTCGTCTGGACCATGTTCGAGAACGGCTCGGCAGCCCTCGTCGCCGTCGACACGTCGAAGGACCCGACCTCGACCGACTCGTACGAGATCGACTCGCTGCGCGTGGGCCGGGTGTCCAAGTGGTATCCGCGCCACGTCGAGGTCGATCTGTACGACGACCGATCTGGGCAGCGGAAGCAGATCGTCCTCCCCAAGGAGGTCGTCGCGATCGTCAACAACCCCATGTACGAGGTGATGAACCGTCCGAACTCGGATCTTCAGCGCCTCATCAGCAAGCTCTCCATCCTGGACGCCATCGACAAGCAGTCGGGGTCCGGCAAGCTCGATGTCCTCATTCAGCTGCCGTACGTCGTCAACTCCGAGATGCGGTCCAAGCGCGCCAAGCTCCGTCAGCAGGAGCTCGAGCAGCAGATGGAGAACAGCAAGTACGGGTTCGCGTTCCTCGACCCGGGCGGGCAGGTCATCCAGCTCAACCGCGCGTCGACGAACAACCTGATGGACCAGGTCACCTGGCTCACCAATCAGGTGTACTCGTCTCTCGGGGTCAGCGAGGAGGTGTTCATGGGCAAGGCCACGGAGCTCCAGATGCTCACGTACTACAACAGGACCGTGAACCCCATCCTCGACGAGATCGCGAAGGCCATGACGGGCACCTTCCTCGGGAAGACCGCCCGCGCGCAGGGACAGCGCATCGCCTGGTTCAGGGATCCGTTCCGCCTCGTCCCGATGGGGCAGCTCGGCGACCTGGCCCAGGCGCTCACCTCTGCGGAGATCATGTCCTCCAATGAGGTGCGTGACAAGATCGGACTCATCGCGTCCGAGGATCCGCGCGCGGACGAGCTCGTCAACGCCAACATCAACAATCAGACGTCGGCGGCCCGACCCTCCGTGGCCCGGCCATACGCCGATCCAGGAGAGGAGTCATAATGGGAGGTAAGCGGAAGCCCGATGTCTCCGGGTGGGCGACGAGGTACAACGTCGCCTGCTCGGACGGCCTCACTCTGGCCCCCGGAGCCTTCGCACGAAACGACGGCGACAAGGTGACCGTTGTCTTTCAGCACAACCATCAGTCGATCAGCAACGTTCTCGGCCACGCCCTCGTCAAGGACATGCCCGAGGGGGTGCGCGCCGACATCTTCTTCGACGACACTCCTGAGGGGCGGTCCGCTCGCACCAGGGTGGAGAGCGGGACGCTCAACAGCCTCTCGGTCTTCGCGACCGGCGTGGAGAAGAGCGGCACCGTCGTCACCCACGCGGATCTCGCCGAGATCTCGCTCGTCCTCAAGGGTGCCAATCCCGAGGCGAAGATCGACGAGGTGTTCATCATCTGGAACGACTTCTCCGACAAGCAGAAGGAGGCCGTCGGCGTCATCGTCGAGGCCGCCCTCAAGAAGGCCGGAGAGGATGACTCCGACGCATCCGACGACAACGACAAGAAGGAGAAGGAAGACGTGTCGCACCACAACGTCTTCGAGGGAGGTGCCGCCACCCTCAGGAGCGACGTCGACATCGACGCCGCACGCGCCGCCATCGGTCACGACATCACCACTCTGGGCTCGTTCCAGGCGGCTTACATGGCACACGCGGAGACCTACGGCCTCAAGTCGCCCGAGGTCCTGTTCCCGGAGGCCCAGGTCACCGGGGACATCAAGACCATCGACCGCGACCAGACCTGGGTCACCCAGCTGCTCGGAGGCATCCGCAAGCTGCCGTACGCCCGGTTCAAGTCGCGTTACGCGGATCTGACCCCGGACGAGCTGCGGGCCCGCGGCTACATCACCGGCTCGCGGAAGCTGGACATCGTCACCGAGATCAACCAGCGCGAGACCAGCCCCCACACGGTGTACGTCAAGACCCGCCTGGACAGGGACACGGAGATCGACCTCTCCGCCGTCCAGAACTTCCAGGTCTGGAACTACCTGTGGAACCTGCTCCGCCGGAAGATGAACGAGGAGCTCGCCCGCGCCATGCTCCTCGGCGACGGCCGCTCCGCCGGCTCGCCGGACAAGATCCTGGAGAACCGGATCCGCCCGATCGTCTCGGACGACGACTGGTACACCCGCCGCTTCAAGATGTCCGACGCCAGCCTCAAGCTGGAGGACAGCTCGGCGGTGGAGGAGGTGTCCTACATCATGGACTCCTACATGGGCGACGGGATGCCGTACTTCTACGGCGCCTCCCAGACCATCGCCCGCCTGCTCCACGCCAAGGACAAGCAGGGCCGCGCCCTGTACTCGTCCAAGGCCGAGCTGGCGGACAAGATGGGCCTGGCCGGCTTCGTCACCGTGCCGTACCTGCGCAACGCCAAGACGACCACCGAGGCCGGCACGCGCGACATCTTCGGCGTCATCGTCAACCCGAGCGACTACTGGAGCGGCACCGACAACGGCGGCCAGCTGACCCAGTTCGAGGCGTTCGACATCGACGTGAACCAGAAGAAGGCCCTTCTGGAGACCCGTCTGTCGGGCGCCCTGAGCGCTCCGGGGACCGCGATCCTCCTGACCGGCACCCCGACGCCTCTGACCGGCGTCATGGTGCCCGACCCGAAGAAGTCGGCCGACCCGCAGCTGCCCATCCTCAAGTAGGATGCGCTACTTCGGCGAGATCGGCTTCGCCGAGACACGTGAGACGTCCCCCGGTATCTGGAAAGAGGTCATCACGCCTCGCAGGTACCGGGGGACGGTCACGACCGCGTCGCGCCGCTACAACGACGGCGAGACCGTCAACGGAACTCTCAAGACCAACGCGATCATCTCGATCGTCGGTGACGCCTACGCCTTCGACCACCTGTTCGCCATACGATGGTGCCAGTGGGCAGGGGCGCTGTGGACGGTCGCGTACGCCGACTTCAAGCGGCCGCGGATCGTGCTCACACTCGGCGAGCTCTACAATGTTCAAAATGGAGGGTGAATCGTGTCCCCCGAGGAACGACGACTCGAACTCCATCAGAAGCTGGTGTCGCTTCTCGGGAGCACCAACGTCTACCATCAGCCCCCCGAGAATCTGGCGCTCCAATTCCCGGCCATCATCTACGAGCGGGTGGACTACGACGTGACTCACGCCGACGACATCCCGTACCACGTAACTCGAGAGTGGCAGATCTCGGTCGTGTCGCAGGAGCCTTCGAACCCCGTCGTGGACGCTCTCATGGAGTGGCCCATGGCGACCTTCAAGACGAGCTACGTCGTCGACCGCATGCGGCACGACGTGGTCAACATCTACTACTAGGAGGAAACATGGCCGTCCTCAAATGGAACGAGTCCGGGAAGCGCTTCGGCGAGACCGGTACCAAGTACGGCGTCATCTACCGTAAGGACAACTCGGGTAAGTACAAGACCGCTCAGGCCTGGGGAGGTCTGACCGGCGTCTCCACCGAGCCCGAGGGCGGAGAGGCCAACGACAACTACGCCGACGACATCAAGTACCTCACCCTGATGTCGGCGGAGAACTTCAAGGGCACCATCAAGGCCTTCGACTTCCCGCCCAACTTCTCGGAATGCGACGGCACCGCGTTCCTCGACGACTCCTTCAAGGGCTCGTTCGTCACCGGTCAGGACCGCATCCCGTTCGGCTTCTCGTGGCGCACCACGATCGTCAACGACGACAAGGGCACCGCGTTCGGCTACCGCATCCACATCGCGTACGGCTGCCTGGCCAGCCCGTCCTCGCAGGAGAACGCCACCATCAACGACTCCCCGTCTCTGAAGGAGTTCTCCTGGTCCTTCTCCGGCACGCCCGTTCCCGTGCCCGGCAAGAAGCCCTCGGCGTACCTGTACTTCGACAGCCGTTACGAGAAGCCCGCGGTCCTCAAGGCCCTGTCGGACATCCTGTACGGCACGGAGAACAAGGATCCCGAGCTTCCGCTGCCCGCCGAGCTGATCCCGCTCCTCAAGGCCGCGAACGTGTAGAAAGACCCCAGGGAATGCTCCAGATACGATTGCCCGCCGAAGAAGGATGGGACTCTGAGGCGGAGACCTTCATCGACTTGCCCGAGGTCGTGCTGTCGCTGGAGCATTCCCTGGTCTCCCTCTCAAAATGGGAGGCCATCTGGCACAAGCACTTTCTCGGCCGCAAGGACCTCACCCCGGCCGAGATCGTGTCCTACATCCGGTGCATGTCGGAGGAGCCGATCGACGACAGCACCATCGCCCGCTTCAGGCAGGCCGACCTCAACGCCGTGGCGGACTACATCAAGGAGAGCCGCACCGGCACCACGATCACCGACAGGCGCGGACAGCAGGGCTCCAGCCAGTTCGTGACGTCGGAACTCATCTACGGCTGGATGGTCGGGTGCCAGATCCCGTTCCAGCCGGCCGAGACCTGGCATCTGAGTCGTCTCCTGACGCTGATCCGGGTCGCGCAGATCCAGCAGGACCCGAAACCCAGCAATATGAACCAGAACGACTGGATCGCGGAGCGCAACAGGCTCAACGCCCAGCGCCTCGCCGCGAGGAGGAAACATGGCTAAGATCAAGGGGATCCTGGAGGCGGCCAACACGACGCTCGTGCTCACGCCCCTCGCGGACACCAGCGTCAAGACGGGCGCGGAGCGGTGGATGATCCCGCCGCACGTCCACGTCGACTTCGAGCTGCCCGACGGGTTCTACAACGTGGAGTCCATCGGCGGTCAGTTCGATCTCGAACTCATCAAGATCACCGGCGAGATCACTCCCGACAGTCTCGTCGGAGGAGGCGGTGGTGGCGGTGCCGCCGGACCCGGCTCGTTCCTGCGTCTTCGAGTCGGCGATCCCGTCCCCGCAGGCACCCCCTCCGGGATGCTGATCGTCAGGGTGGCATGAGCGCCAAGGTCAGGGGCATAGCGCACGCCAACGCCGCTAACGCCTCTGGGACCCCGCTCACGGTCGCCTCGCAGCCCGGCGACACCGCCGTCATCATCGCCTCCGCCCAGCTGGCCGGTCCGGCGCAGCCATATTCCGTCCCCGACGGCTGGCAGGGCAACGCGGCGTCTCCCATCGCCGGCACGAACCGGTCGGGGTACGTCGCTTACCGCAAGGTCACCGCCTCCTCTCAGACGGCGGGGATCGAGTGGTACAACAAGGACGCCGGATGGACCGCCCGTCAGAACGCCGTCATGGTGGTCTTCGAGGGCGAACTGGAGATCACCGTAACCGATTGGCAGACCACGATTCCGACAGTCGGCGAGGACACGTACATCGCCTCCCAGTCTCACGCCCCCATGACGAACAAGCTCATGGAGTGGACTGTCGCCGGCGATATTCTGTACGACGGCCTCGATTCGGTCTCCACGAATCGGTCGTGGTCCGCCATCCGGTTCGGCGTCACGTCCCAGCCCCCGGGCAACATGGGGGAGGGGCAGATCCCGAACGCCTGGTGCGCGTTCACCGCCAAGGTCGCATTCGTTGCAACTCCCGGGGCGTCCTGGTATCAGAACGGAGCCGAGGTCCCGGCGCGCGTCTCCGTGTACGAGAACGACTCCGAGAAGCAGGCGACTCGTCTCGGCGTCATGCCGAAGGGGCCGTCCACTCTCGCGGAGCTGTACAGGATTCCGAACTTCGTGGTCGCCCACCGCGGAGGATCGTCGTCCTGGACGGAGAGCACCCAGCAGGCGTACACCAATTCCATGGCGTACGGCATGGACGCCCTCGAGATCTCGTGCGCCCGCACGTCCGACGGGGTCTGGTTCGCCAATCACGACAACAACCTCAAGGCGCTCGGCGGACCCGACAAGAACACGTCGAACATGACCTGGGCCGAGGTCGTGGACGCGATGAAGGGCATGCCCGACAAGATGCCCTGCCGGCTCGACTGGCTGCTCGAGAAGTACGGCGACGACACGGTGATCGTCTTCGACCCGAAGAGCAACCACCCTCTGCGCGACGAGTACTTCGGCATCCTCGAGCCGTACAAGGAGCGGGTCCTGATCAAGTTTTTCGGAGACCTGATCTCCCTGTTCGACGACGCGCGCGCCCGCGGCTTCGGGGCATGGGGGTACGCGTACGAGCCGAACAAGACCGCGACCTGGTGGAAGGACTTCGTCAGCGGCGACCACCTCGACGTGCTGTCGATGTCCTGGACCGCCTCTCAGGAGGTCTACGACCAGCTCAAGGTCTCCGGCAAGCCCATCGTCTCCCACATCACCGGTCAGCCCAGCCATGCCGAGGCGGCCGCGAAGAAGGGGGCTACGGGCACCATCGCGTCCGGAGTCAGCAAGTTCAAGCCCATCCAAGTCTAGGAGCACCAATGGCCACAGCAGTCAGCTACGGCAGCAAGTTCAAGGGCGACATCGTCATCCGCCCCGCCGTCGTCTCGAAGGGGGATCTGCTCAAGCCGGGCGCTCTCCTCAACAAGACGAATCCGACCGTCAACCTCGACGCCGGGATCTACGTGTTCGAGTTCCTCGACACCACCATTCCGCCCGTCCCCAAGACCATCAGCGGCACCGGGACGCTGAGCGTCGAGACGGTCATCCCCTGACCTCAAAATAGGAGGTAACGAATGAGTGATCCCATCGAGCGGCAGGAGGTCGCTCTCACTCCGTCCAAGAAGGACCCCTTCGAGGACAAGGCCGACGACATCTCGCAGGTTCCGGAGGTGCTCGCATGAGCGCGGCCAGCGTTCTGTACAACGCCACTCGGCGAATCGGCTACTACGCCCCCGACGACCCGGAGCCCGGGTCCGAGGCGGGCAGGTACTGGGCGGCGAAGACGGGTCAGCAGTGGCTCGCCGGTCCGTCGGAGTCCATCTGGTGGTGCATGCTCTTCGTGAGCATGGTGTTCGACGAGGCCGGCGAGCTCGACGCCATCGGCGGCTTCTCGTACAACACCGATGTCACCATCGCCCACATCCGCAACCACCCGGACGCGTACTTCGTGTCCGTCGCGGACGCTGAGCCCGGTGACGTCGTCATCTTCGACTGGGACGAGAGCACGGTCGCCACCGACCACGTCGGCATCGTCGAGGCGAATCTCGGGGGAGACGTCCTCCAGACGATCGAGGGCAACACCTCGTCCGGCGCCTACGGGTCTCAGTCCGCGGGCAACGGCGTCTGGAGGCGTCGGCGGTCCTACGGGATCGCCTACGTCATCCGCCCGGCGTGGGGGAGCTCCGGCTCCTCGGGCAAGGCCGCCGCTCCCGCGGTCAAGCCCTCGTGGTGGGTCGACGAGGACGGCATCTGGGGCTCCCAGACCGGCGGCCGCTTCCGCCGCGTCATGGGTCTCACCGACGCCGCGACCTGGACCGAGGCGTGTAAGCGATCCCAGACCTTCCTCAACTGGGCGCTCGACGCCTATGAGATCCGGAAGCTCACGGGCGAGTACAAGCTCGTGGTCGACGGGGTCGACGGATGGAAGACCTGGAAGTGCTTCCAGCACTGGTGGAACAACTCGGACGTCCCGGGCGACGAGTCCACCCTCGAGCTGGACGGCATCCTCGGCGTCGACACGGTCACGAAGGTTCAGAAGGCCCTGAACCGGTCGTGGCACGGATCCGGCGGCTTGGCCAAGGCCGCCTGACCTCAAAATGGGAGGCATAACGCTCGAGGCGAGCGGCAGCTACTCCAGCACCACGACCTGGCTCCAGCGACTCGGTCGGATGTCGATCGAGCAGCAGCTCGCCAGGTACGGGGCCAAGGGAGTGAAGGCGCTCGCCTCGAGCACCCCCGTCGAGACCGGGAAGACGGCGTCGTCCTGGTCCTACTCCGTCACCAGGAAGGGCGATACGTGGATCCTCTCCTGGGAGAACACTAACGTCGTACGCGGCGTCCCCATCGCCATCATCCTCCAGTACGGTCACGTCACCGGCACAGGGGGGTGGGTTCAGGGGCGTGACTACATCAACCCGGCGATCAAGCCGCTAATGGACGAGATCGCCGAGGGCGTCTGGAGGACGGTGAAGAATGGCTAAGATCGACGAGCGGATCGTCTCGCTCAAGTTCAAGGCGGACCAGTTCCTGAGCGGTATCAAGTCGTCTCTGGACGGTCTGCGCCAGCTGGACGACGGTCTGAACAAGAACATCTCGGCGAGCGGTCTGAACCAGATCAGCTCCGCCGTCAAGAACATCGACCTCGAGTCCCTGGGCGTCGCCGCGGAGAACGTCGGCACTCGGTTCAGCATCATGGCCAACGCCGCCTCGGTGGCGATCGGCAACCTGGCGAGCAACGTCATCTCCCAGGCCGCCTCGATGGTGAAGTCGTTCACCCTCGACCCGATCATCGACGGTTTCAAGGAGTACGAGCTCCAGCTCAATGCCACCCAGACCATTCTGGCGAACACGGCGTCCAAGGGCGAGGACCTCAACACGATCACCGCCGCCCTCGACGAGCTGAACAAATACGCCGACGACACCGTCTACAACTTCACCGAGATGACGACCAACATTGGACGGTTCACCGCCGCCGGTGTTGGTCTGAAGGACTCGGTCGCCGCCATCAAGGGCATGTCGAACCTCGCGGCCGTCATGGGCGCGGATTCCACTCAGGCGGCTACCGCTATGCAGCAGCTGTCGCAGGCGCTCGCCACGGGCACCGTTCGACTCCAGGACTGGATGTCGATCGAGCACGCCTCCATGGGCGGAGAGGCGTTCCAGGAGGCTCTGAAGCGCACCGCCGCCACTTACGGCACTAATGTCGACGCCCTGATCGAGAAGAACGGATCCTTCCGCGAGTCACTGCGCGAGAACTGGCTCACGTCCGAGATCATGATCGAGACGCTGACCCAGCTCACCGGCGATCTCTCGGACGAGCAGCTCCGCTCGATGGGGTACACCGACGAGCAGATCGCCGATATTCAGCAGTACGCGGCGATGGCCAAGTCGGCCGCCACCGAGTACAAGACCTTCTCCCAGGTCGTCGGCGGCGTCCAGGAATCGCTCGGCTCCGGCTGGGCCCAGTTCTGGCGCACCATGATCGGCGACCTGAACGAGTCGAAGGCCCTGTGGACCGCGGTCGGCAACACGATCAAGGCGCCGATCGACGGCTTCTTCGCCAGCATGTCGGCCGTCACCGCCGAGTTCGTGGCGCTGGGGGGCAGGACGTCGGTCCTCAACACGATCGGCAACCTGTTCAACATCATCGCCAAGCCGGTTCGCGCCTTCGTGGGCGGATTCAAGGAGGCTTTCGCCGGCTCCCCCGCCAAGGCGCTCGCAACGTTCGCCCATCTCCTGGAGAAGGTGACAGCGGCGTTCGTCCTGAGCGATGAGGCGACGGAGAAGCTCCGCCAGACCTTCGCCGGTCTGTGGAGCATCGTCCACATCGCCACCATCCCCTTCACCCAGCTGTTCAAGCTGGTGTCGTGGCTCGGCGACAAGATCCTCACGCTCGTCGGCATCTTCACCGGAGCCGGCACGAATGGGATCCTGTCGTTCACCGCGGCCATCGCCAAGGCCCCCACCGCCCTGAACAAGTGGCTCACGGCGCTCGACCCGGTCGGCAAGCTGATCGACTGGCTCAACCCGAAGTTGAAGGTCGTCAGCGACTGGATCAGCACCCACTTCACAGCCGGGTTTGAGGGCGCGTCGGACGCCGTCGGCAGGTTCAAGGCCGCTGTCGGCGCCAGGTTCACCGAGAAGTTCGAGGCGCTCAAGACGGCGCTCCACAACGTCGGACAGTCGGCCAAGGAATGGCTCTCGCCGCGTCTCCACGAGGCGGGCGAGTCGCTCAGAGCGCTCGGCGAGCAGGTCAAGGCGAATCTCTCGGCCAAGTTCGAGTCGCTCAAGACCAAGCTCACCGAGGTCGGACACGTCTTCGCCGAGGTGTTCGGCAACCGCGCCGACCTGCTGTCGGGACTGACCCCGTTCGGCGAGAAGATGCGCGGCGTCGCCGAGTCGCTTCACAACGCCTACCTCAAGGCGAAGGAGTTCGCCGAGGGCGTCAAGGCCGCGTTCGGGAGCAGCATCACGGCGGGCCTCGATCGCGTTCGGGCCGGTGTCGACTCGCTCGTCGCCAAGCTCAAGGACAAGGCCGGCAACATCACCGTTCCGCCGGTCGACACCTCGGGCGCTCAGGCGGCCGTCGCGACCGCGACCGCATCCGTCACCGCAACAGCCTCCACGGCGACCACCGCGGCCAAGTCAAAATGGGAGGAGTTCTGGGCCTCGGTCAAGGACTTCGCCGTTCGGAACTTCGGCCCGATCAAGGAGGTCCTCGAGAAGGTCTGGACGGTCGTCAAGAACGTCTTCGGACACGTCGGCACGGCGCTCAAGAACGCCTTCACCATCGACGAGGGCGAGCTGGGTCTCGTCAAGCTGCTGAACCTTCTTCTGGCGGGCGGCCTAACGGCGGGCATCTACAAGATCGCCCAGGCGATGAAGGCCGCGACGGAACCGATCTCGGGCTTCACCGAGCTGCTCAAGTCGTTCGCCGGGGTCGCGGACGCCACCGCCCAGAACATCAAGGCGAGGTCGTTCCTGACGATCGCGGCCGCCATCGCGGTCCTCGCCGCGGCGCTCTGGATCCTGTCCAACGTCGCGACGGACGACCTGTCCAACGGCATCATGGCCATCGCGGCCATCGTCGGTACGCTCGTCACCGTGATGAAGTCCATCGACAAGCTCGAGGCGACCGGCGGCAAGATGGCGGTTGTGGGAGCGGCCCTTCTTCTGGTGGCCGGCGGTCTCGCCATCATGGCGATCGCCGTCAACAAGCTGGCCAGCATCGACACCGGCGACCTGCTCAAGGCGGGACTTGCCCTGTCGTTCCTGACCACGCAGATGCGCGCCATGATGACGTCCATGGACGAACTGGACCTGTCCTCGTTCAAGTCGACGGCCATCATCGGCGTGGCATTGGGCCTCTACCTCGCCGCGTCGGCGGTCGCCAAGCTCGGCAGCATGGACGTCGGCACCCTGATCAAGGGGACGATCGTCTCGAAGTACCTGCTCGAGTTCATGGGCAACTACCTCAAGGGCACCAAGGACATGGGCGCCGCCTCCGGCGACGTCGTCTCGGTGTCGCGGAGCGCCAGCTCGGGAGCGATCGTCGCCACGGCCCTGGCCCTCTACATCGCCGCCAAGGCCGTGGAGAAGCTCGGGAGCATGGATATTCCGACCCTCGCCAAGGGGACGATCGTCTCGGGACTCCTGATGAAGTTCATGGCCTCCGTCCAGCGCATCCCGGCGACCGCCAACCCGGTCGGCGCCGGAGCCATGCTGGCCACTGCCGCTGTGCTCCTCGCCATCGGAAAGTCCGTCCAGATGCTGGCCGAGATCCCGTGGCTCAACCTCGCCGCCTCCGTCCTCGCCATCCAGATGGTCCTCGGCGGACTGTCGGCGGCGATGGAGTCGGTGGACGACGACGCCACGGGCGGTGCTGCGCTGATCATGGCCGCAGCGGGCATCATGATCCTCGCCAAGAGCATGCAGGTCATCGGCGGCATGGACGTCAAGCAGATCGCCATCGCCCTGGGCGCCATGGCGGCGGGCCTGTTCATCGTCATCACGGCGGGCAAGCTCGCGATGGCCGGCGCCGAGGGCCTCATGGTCCTGGCGGTCGCCCTGGCGGGTCTGGGTCTGGTCGTGGTGTCGTTCGCGGTCGTCCTGACCGCTCTGACGGCGCTCCTCACGGTCGTCGCGGCGGTGGGCGCTCCCGCGTTCGCCGTACTGGCGGCGGGAATCAACATGCTCTCCGGGACCATCCCGGTGCTCGCCAAGGCCATCGCCGAGGGGCTGGTCGCGATCATCGTCACGCTGGGGCAGAACGCCCCGGCGATCAAGGACGCGATCGTGGCCATCATCTGGGCCATAGCCACGGCGATCATCGAGAGCACGCCGGTCGTCGCCAACGCGATCATCTCGCTCCTCCTCGGCATGGCTCAGGTCCTGCGCGACACGGGGCCGACGCTGATCGAGACGTTCCTGTTCCTGATCATGACGCTGCTTCAGCAGCTCAGGGACAACGCCTACCAGTTCGCGGTCGTCGCGGCCGAGCTGATCGTCAACTTCATCAACGGCATCGCCTTGAAGATCGGCGACATCATCGCAGCTGCGTTCAACCTGATCATCTCGTTCATCGAGGGGCTGGCGGACGCGATCGACCAGAACGGCCCACGACTGCGCGCGGCCCTGAAGAAGATCGTCGTCGCGATCATCAACTTCTTCAAGGGCGTCGCCAGCGACTGGATCGTCATCGGCAAGAACATCGTCAGGGGCATCTGGAACGGCATCGTCGAACTCAAGGACTGGCTCGTGAACAAGGTCACGGGCTGGGTCAGTGGGCTCGTCGACGGCGCGAAGGACGCCCTGGGCATCAAGTCGCCGTCCCGCGTCATGGCGGGCATCGGCAAGTACATGGTACAGGGTCTGGCGCTCGGCATCGACCGGAACGGCAGGGAGGCGCTCACCGCCACCACCACTCTGGCCGAGAACACCGTCCAGGCGTTCAACAACGCCCTCAAGGACGGCGTCAACGCCGAGTTCGGCGCCTTCAACCCCACCGTCAGACCGGTCCTCGACACGACCGACCTGCACAAGGGGCTCGCCGCCATCCAGGCGGTCGATATTCCGGCGTCGGTCCACGGGATCGCCGACGCGGCCGAGCACGCCAAGGCCGCTCAGCAGACCAGTCCCGCGGACGAGAACCAGCGTCCGAACATCACGTTCAACCAGACCAACAACTCGCCGGAGGCCCTGTCCGAGGCGGACATCGCGAGGCAGACGAGGAACCTCGTCGCCCGTCTCGAGTACATGTAGGAGGAGACATGATCCGAGCCGTATCAGTGACGGCGGACAACGGCACTAACGCCATCCTGAGTCTCTCGGATCCATGGAGCACCGGCGTGGCGGTGCTCAAGATCGACGGACTGGGCCCCGTGAAGAGCGACATCTTCGTCACGAATTACGGGGCCCGGTCCGGCGGTTACTACAACGGCTCCCGCGCCGGGACCAGGGACATCACCCTCACCCTCAAGCCAGTCGGCATCGACCTGGAGCGAGTACGACGGTGGCTCTACCGCCTCCTGCCCGTTCAGGAGCGCGTCACGCTCACGTTCGTCATGGACCACGGCGAGCTGGAGACCAGCGGCTACGTCGAGTCCTTCGAGCCGGACATCTTCAACAAGTACTCCACCTACACGGTCGGGATCCGCTGCCCGGACCCGTTCTTCACCGAGACGGGGTCCCTCATCACGACGACCGAGGTGCTCACCGACGTCGGGCCGCTGTTCGAGTTCCCGTTCTCGAACCCGACCTACGCGCCGGAGATCGAGTTCAGCCGGACCCTTCCGAAGTGGCAGTACTACATCACCTACGACGGAACCGTGCCGGTCGGCATGTCCATCGACATCAAGTTCCTGGACCTCCCGGGCAACTCCGTAGTCATCCAGGGCGACCGGAACACGTATCTCGAGGCCCAGAACGTCGGCGGCGTCATGAAGGTCAACGGCACGCTCACCGTCGTGTCGGAGATCGGATCCCGCTCCGTCAAGTACACCTCCCCCAACAAGGACAGCACGGTCGACCTCGCCTGGACCACCTGGGAGCAGGGGAACTGGCCGATCCTGTACCCGGGGGAGAACTCGCTCACCATATTCACGGCGTCTCGCGGCAGCTACATCGCGACCGTCAAGTACACCAAGAAGTATCTGGGAGTCTGAAGTGATATTCACCATCGAGTCCGCCTACAGGTGGAACCAGTTCGGCGATCACTCGAACGACATGGTGATCGTGGACGACTTCTACTCCGCCGTCTGGACGGAGCGATTCGGGGACGTGGGCGAGGCCACTCTCGAGCTCCCGATCGGGTACTACCCGCTGGCGCTCGACGCCCGGAACTACCCCAACGGGCACTACCTGCACTTCTCCGAGTCCAACCACGTGATGAACCTCGTCTCGAGCAGGATCGTGGTCAAGGGCGAGGAGCCGCGCGTCATCCTGAACTACAAGGGCATCGAGAACATGCTCTCGTTCAGGAGGATCAGCCTCGGCCCCATGGCCTGGCCGTACTACGAGACGAATCCGAACCCGGCTCTGCACAAGACCCTGATGGATCTGCTCAAGTACGAGATGGTCGACCGGTACCCCAACCCGTATCTCACCATCTGGCAGGATCCGCGCGTCAAGGAGCCCTGGCTCTCGGTCAACAAGCTCGACTTCAACGTCGGGGACACGGTTCTGGACGCCGTCCTGGCCTCGTGCAACCGGAACACGCCCTTCCGCTACCGCCATGGCTTCGACTTCATCGTGATCGGCCAGCAGCGCCGGGCCTGGCAGATGCGGATCATCCCGACCGAGGTATCGGATCCGCTTCCCGACTTCACGGACTACATCGAGTCCCTGGAGTTCGGGATCAGCACGACCGAGTACGCCAATGCGGCCCTCGTCGAGATTCCCAAGATCGAGGAGCGCAAGTCCCCCGGGTCTCCCGTCTACGACGAGTTCAACGTCGTCGGGACGCGCATCTACAGGTCCCCCACGTACAACGCGGACAACGTCACGTCCTGGAACAGGGTCGAGAAGTACCTGAAGTACAACCTGGACGGCATGCAGTACAAGGAGGCCATGGCCACGCTCTCATATCTGGAGAACGCGTGGACCCAGATGGGCACCCCGAACGACGACGGCCAGGCCAAGAAGATCATCCAGTCCCAGTCCCGGATCCAGACAGTCGCGACGACCCCCGCGACCTTCTCGAACGATCTGGTCTACGGGCGGGACTATCAGCTCGGGACTCTGTTCCGATGGACGCCCTACCTCGGCTCCGGCAAGATCCGATCCGCGTGGTTCGGGCTTCAGACCGAGTTCGAGGCCATGATCTCGGAGTTCACCTGGACCTTCGACCAGAACGGGGTCAAGAAGACTCCCGGGATCAAGATGTAAGGAGACGCTTTGACTCAAAGATACGGATTCTTCGATTCCGACAACGGCGATCGACGATATTCCGCCCTCGACATGGGCAGGATGTTCGACGGCATCATCGAGGACGGGATATTCGCGAACTACCTCGAGGCCTTCAAGGTCTCGCCGTACAACGGCCTGGCGGTCAGGATCGCTCCCGGGCGGTGCTGGTTCAACCACCGCTGGTTCGAGTGCGACGAGACGATCTACCTCGCCCTGGCGGCGGCTCACAACACCTACGCCAGGATCGACGCGGTCTGCATCGAGGTGAACGAGTCCCAGGAGGTGCGGTCCGTCCGTCTGAGGGTCCTCACCGGTACCCCGTCGGCGGCCCCGTCCGTCCCCGAGGGCATCCAGACCGACATGCTGCATCAGTACGTCGTCGCGACCATCCGGGTCAACGCCAACGCCAAGACCATCGACGCCACGATGATCACCGACAACCGCGGCGGCTCCCAGTGCCCCTGGGTGGTCGCCCCGGACGCCAGCATCGACGTCGGCAATATCCTCTCGGACGCGCGGGCCTCGTGGGAGAGCTGGTTCAACACGGTCAAGGAGGCGGCCCTCAACCCGCCCGACGCCAACGTCAAGCTGGCGGCCGTGGAGAAGGACGTCGCCCAGATCAAGCGGAACTGGGACGTCACGAAGATGCGGACCGTCTCCTCCGACGAGGCGGTGTCCTTCCCCTGCCTGACTCGAGACCTCGACACGGCTCTCGTGCCGACCAACCAGCTGGGGTTCGAGTCGTTCGCGCAGCAGCCGGCGATCCACAACCAGATCTTCAGGGGCAATCTCCTGGGCGATCACATGACGAACGCTCAGCAGCAGGCGATCAAGAGCGGGAGGTTCACCGACCTCTGGCTGGGTGACTACTGGCTTCGGAACAACGTCCGCTACATCATCGCCGGTTTCAACTACTGGCTCGGCCAGCCGGGCGTGGAGAACAACCACATCGTGGTGATGGCGCGGGAGCTGTTCGACTCGGTCCAGTTCCACACGGGCGACATGACGAGCGTTCCGTCCACCTATATGGTTTCGAACACGCTGAACATCGTCGCGCTGAACAGGTTCGCCAACGTGTTCGGCTCGGACAAGATCATGACGCGGGCGCACAACTACGCGACCCAGTTCGACAACAAGACCCTCCCCAGCGAGGTCACGGGTCTCAACGTCAAGGTCTCGCTGATGCAGCCGGGGATGATCACGACCGCCGGCGTCGGCGCCATGGTCAGGGACAGCAGCTACACGATCAACTACTTCAACGACACGATGATCCTGCCGCTGTTCCTCGCCAAGCCGGACTGGCGCAACACCACCGTCAGCCACTGGCTCAACTACGTGTACAGCAAGAACCAGGCCGCGGTCATCGGCATCACCGGCGCCGTCACGGCTGTCCCCGTCACCACCAGGGCCGCGTGCTATCCCATTGCGGCGGTGATGGGGTGAGATGCACGCGCTGGAGCTGTTCCTGACCATATTCGGGTCGGCCCTCGCGTCATCCGGATTCTGGTCGTTCATGTCGAGGCGGGCGGACAACCGCCAGGCCGTCGACCATGTGATACGGGGACTCGCCCACGATCGCATCATCCACGTCGGACGGGGCTATATTCATCGCGGCTGGATCAGCTGGGACGAGTACGAGGACTGGACGACGTACCTTGTCAAGCCGTACACCGAGCTCGGGGGCAATGGGATCGCCGAGCGCGTCATCAACGAGGTGGATCGTCTCCCGATCCGCAACGCCAGAGAGGATACTCGCAAACATGCAGCTCAATAACAAGGCGTACAACACCCTTAAGTGGGTCGTACAGGTCCTGGCCCCGTCGCTGGCCACCCTGTACGTCGCCCTCGCCGCGATCTGGGGACTCCCGCACGTAGAGGCGGTCGTGGGCACCATCACCGCCCTGACCACTTTCATGGGCACCCTGCTCCAGCTCTCGAGCGCGAAGTACGCCACCACCGGCGACGGCGAGCTCCACGTCAAGAAGGGCGAGGATGGCGGGGTCGTGTACGCCGTCCTGGGCGAGAAGCCGGAGGCCCTGTCGGGCGTGGTCAACCTCAAGGTCGTCCACAGCTGACAGGGATATTCACAGGTCACGTAGTGAGTAGAAAGGAACACTATGTCTAACTACGCAACACCATCGGTGGAGGACCTCGCCGCCTACGCGCGAGAGCACCTCTCGAGCCTGACTCCGTCCGACCCCGACTACGCCGCCACGCTCAAGGCCGTCATGGACCTCGAGCGGCTCTCCAGCACCCTCCAGAACGAGGAGGTGGAACGCTGGGTCAAGACCTCCGATCAGGAGATCAAGACCCTCGACCACGCCTCGCACAGGAAGGTGGCTGAGAAGCCGCCGGTCGCCCCGACCGTCGTGAGCGCCGCGGCCCAAGTGGGCTCGGTGGGACTCATCGTCTTCGCGGAGCGCATCGCCGTGATCGCGAGCAAGGCCCTGCCGATGGCCTGCCGATTCATTCCGTGACCCCACTCCCCCGACCCCCTCGGTCCCCTCAAGGATCGCAGGGGGTCGGGGTTCACACGGCGTGATATTTTCACAGGTCCCATAGTGAGAACGTGTATACCGCACTTCTCATCGTCTTCGAGAAAGGAACGACATGATCGGAATCGCACCGATCGCGAGTTTCGTCGCCAGGCACTCCGTCGGGATCCTCACGGGCCTCGCCGTGGCGGGCGTCGGGGTCACGGCCGTCGAGGCGGCGCGGGCCCACGTCGAGGCCCAGGAGATCCGCTACCAGCGCGGCGACACTCCCTGCGAGGACCTCGCCAACCTCGTCAGGGCGAGGTGGAAGTGCTACATCCGTCCCGTCGCGTGCGGGGCGCTCACCGTCGGGTGCATCATCGCGGCGAACCGCATCAGCGCGAGCCGTCTCGCCGCCGCCTCCCTCGCCCTCGGCGCCGCCAAGACCGAGCTGGGGGATATTCGCAAGGCGATCGAGTCCCTGCCCGAGGAGACGCGCAAGGAGGTCCAGGAGAAGGTCCAGGAGCGCCGGACCGAGAGGGCGACGCGGGAGCACCCGGTTCCACCGTGCCACTCCGAGCGGGAGATCCTGTGGTACGAGTCGTTCACCGGGCGATATTTCCGGGCATCCAGGTCCTTCGTCGAGGAAGCCGTGAACGAGTGCAACCACGAGATCGTGCATGGGGACTCCGTCTCCCTGAACGAGTTCCTCGGCAAGATGGCTCTCACGCCCACGGACGCCGGCGAGCTGCTCGGCTGGGGGATCCTCGGACCGCTGATCGAGATCGACGTCACGGCCGGGTTCGACCACGAGGGCAAGCCGTGCGCCGTCCTGGGCTTCGTCGACCCGCCGAAGCCGGAGTGGCACCGCCTCGGCTGACACTCACATTTTGCACGCCGTATAGTGAGAACCTGTCCGCTCAATAGAAAGGAATACAATCATGAGCGACAACAACTCCACCCTCGTCCCCGCCGACAACGGCGAGGCCACCCCTCCCCCCTCGAAGAAGCCCTCCATCCGGGCTCGACTCAAGGCCCGCCGCCAGAAGTTCGAGGCCGAGCACCCGCTCAGGTCCGCCTGTGTCGATGAGGCTCTGAAGGGGGCGACCTACGCGGCCGCCGCCTTCGGAACCCTCGTCGCCCTGGGCGCCCTGATGTCGCTCGGCTCCAACACCGACGACGAGACCGATGACGCCATCGAGTCCGACGCCGAGGACATCCTCGACGACGAGGAGGAGTGAACCTCGCCCCCGTCCACAAGGGGCGGGGGTTTCAGCCCATTCGCGAGAGAAAGGAACTCATCATGGGCAAGATCCTGTGCCTCGGAGTCGAGGCCATCGTCAGCTGCACCATCGGCGCGGCCATCGGAGGCGCTGTCCGACCTCAGACACCCGTCGGCACCGTCTGCACGGCGGTCGGGACGTTCATCGTCAACTTCGTCGCCGCGCCCTACATCCACGACGCGACCGTCCGGGCCCTGAGCCCCTACGTCGACGTCACGAAGTGATATTTCCAATGAGAAAGGACAACAAGACATGATCAAGTACCACCTCGAGGCCGAGTCGATGTTCGCCCCCGGCGAGAAGGTCGAGCACGACGCCTACTTCAACCTGACTCGCGACGAGATCGTCAAGATGCTCGACGAGGACCCGTCCGGCAACCCCATCGCCCGTCTCATGGCCGCCAAGAGCGGCATGACCCAGATCGAGCTCTACATGACCATGCGGACGCTGGTTCTCGCCGCCTACGGCGTCCCCAACTCCTCCAAGACGGGTCTCCGCAAGAACGCCCGTCTCCTGGAGGACTTCGTGGGGGGTCCGTTCCTCGACATGGTGATCGACAGGATCATGGAGAACGAGGACACCGCCATCGCGTTCTTCAAGTCGATCGTTCCGCCCTCGATGGACATCTCGAAGGCGATCGACAAGGCGAAGAAGGGCGCCTGAGATGAGCGACGTCGCGCCGATCCGTCCTGAGCCGGAGGACGAGATCCGAAAGGCCCTCGCCGGCGCCGGGCAGAGCAAGCCGGAGATCAAGCCGATCACCAAGGGCAGGGTCTCCAAGTCGATCGGCGCGACCGTCGCCCGATCCATCTTCGCCGACTCCGTCCAGGGGGTCGGGAACTACGTCCTGCACGAGCTGATCCTCCCGAACATCCGGGAGATGATCCAGTCCGTGGTCGTGGGCGGTATCGAGCGGGCCCTGTACGGGGACTCCGCACCCAAGCCCTACCGCTCCTACACGGGGTACAGCTCTCCCTCGAGGCAGAGCAGGCCCGCGGGCTGGACGTCCCGCACGAACTACAGCGCGGGCGCTCCGACGCCCCGAGACGACGAGTGGTCCAGGCGGCCGCCGTCGTATTCCGACCTGGTGGTGCCCTCGAGACGGGAGGCGGAGGACACCCTCCAGGCCCTGCTCGAGCTGGCCGAGAGGTACGGGACCGCCTCCGTTGGCGACCTGTACAGTCTCGCCGGAATGAGCACCACCTACGTGGACGAGTCCTGGACGTGGACCGCCGACAAGGTGAACCTCGGACGAGTCCAGATGCGGCGCGGAGGATACGGCTTCGACCTCCCCGCGCCCTCTTTCAAGTCAGCCCGATAACCATATTCCAACAAGAAAGGAACAGCACCATGCTGCCCATGCCCGCTCTCGGCGGCGTCTTCGGAGCCGTCAAGCTCGCTCTGATCAAGCACGCCCCGACCCTGCTCGTCGCCGGAGGTACCACCATGCTGGTGGCGGCCACCGGCGTCGCCGTCAAGAAGTCCTTCACCTACATGGACGAGGACCTGGTCCCGTACATCACCGAGGCCGCCGTCATCGAGGCGGATGAGGAGAAGGACGCGGAGACCAAGAAGGCGGACCTCACCAAGGCCCAGAAGCAGTTCCTCGTCAGGACCGCCAAGCGGTACGCCCCCGCGCTCGGCCTGATGGTCGCCGGCGTCGCTTGCATCGCAGCCGGTCACACCATGCAGATGAAGCGCCTCGCCGGTCTGGGCGCCGCCCTGGCACTCGCCGAGGCGGACAAGAAGGACCTCCTGGCCGAGCTGAACGACGAGGCCCCGGAGCCCCGCACCGATACCGTCGACGGAAAGACCGAGGTCATCCTCGCCGAGCAGGCGGGTCACCTCCTGCCGACGGAGGACTTCAGGAATCGGGTCTTCGGGCCCGAGAACAAGAACTGGGATCCTTCGCCCATCGTCTCGCGCAACTTCCTGAACGCCGTCGAGCGCCACATGAATGACCGTCTGCGCTGGCAGGGTCACCTGTTCCTCAACGAGGTCTACAAGGCCCTGGGGATGCCTCAGACCCGTCTGGGCGGAGTCATGGGCTGGAGCCGGAAGGCCGACCCCGACGCGGTCGTTCTGTTCTCCGCGTACGAGGACCACGCCAGTTCGGGCGAGGACGACGTGGAGACCATCTGGCACCTGGACCTCGAGGCCCCGCACAACCTGCTGGCATGATGTTCGGACTGTCACAGCAGACGATCGCCTTCGCGAAGTCCCTCGCCCCGGCGCTGATCAAGGCCATCGGCATGATCGCGCTGGCCGAGGCGTGGAAGGCGAGCACGAGGAGTTTCGAGGACAAGCGCTTCGGCGAGCAGAGCGAGGATATTCTCAAGCTGCGCGTCGAGAAGAGCGCCATCAAGAAGGAGCACGACGAGATGGTCACCAAGTACGTCGATCTCGTCAAGAAGTACGGGGAGATCGTCCAGGCCCAGGAGGCCCTGACGAAGATCCCGTCGAAGGAGGAGTCTCCCTCGTACGAGTGGGTCGACTTCGACGACTACGACGAGGACGAGCACGAGCTGAAGTACAACAGTGCCAACGGCGCCCTGTACAACGGGGGCATGATCGCCAACGGAACCATGCGGGAACTGGCCGACCTCCTGTACATGGAGGCGATGGGCCTCGACTACCCGACGACGGCCCGCGTCAACGCCTACCCGCGCGGTTCCACCCGTGAGACCGAGCCGGAGGAGATCCGCATCACGATCTACTTCGACCCGGGCGACACCTACGGTCTCGAGGACGAATGACGAAACTCGATTTCTTCACCTTCGCCGAACGGGCGGCGAAGGGCGGAGCGATCGAGATCCGTCCCGACTGGAAGGTCCTGCGCTCGTACGACCTGATGGTCAGGGGCAGGGACTTCTACGCGGTGTGGGACGAGGAGCGCG